CATAGTTGAATGCAGAAAGGAGATTCAGTATGAATCGACCGAAAAGAGTAATCCGCCGTGCCAGTAAGGGCAAAATCGATGGACCTCAATTCAAAATTATCAATTACCAGAAGCAGTTCCCATGGCTGAAGGAGGCATGCCCGATTTCTCCGGATACCACGCTACAACACGTCGCTAGGTTTTTGACAGGTTTGGTCGAACCCAACCCACGTGTGTTGAAGACTCATCTTTACGGTGAGGAAACACCCTTTGGTCAGATATTGGCAAGGTGGGATAGAAAAGCGCTCTTAATTCGAAAGAAAATGGGAAAGGCGTTTTTAGATGACTACATGGCTTTTAGATCCAAAGCAGGACCTCGAAGCGTTATGCACGCTTGGACCGACGTAAGGGATGTATATACTGGATACTTTCAGCCAGTTCAGTGTGACGCTGCTCAAGATAAAATCGACTCGGCCGTCGACTTTATAATGCGTTATACTGGTTTAGCATCATATATTCATTTCTTGAGACCACTAACAATCGATGAGGCTATTAAACGACTTCCCAAAACTACTAACTGGGGAATGCCATGGTACTTGCACGGTATCGTTTTAGAGTTCGAAAGTTTGATTGTGGATGGGACGAAGATCCTAACAGGCCAATTTAAGGTTAAAGAGGATCACATTCCAATGTATCGTAAGCTAGCAATAGCTATGAGTACCGACACTGTTCATGAAGGATGGTCACTGCCAAATCTGCCTTTTCGCAGAACTGACAATAAAGGACCAGAGATTGAAGATGTGGCGCAGAGAGCTGTTTGGGGACAACCTCATTCCGTATCAATATTAGATGCTACAATTGTAGGGCCAATTACTAAATTAGTGCAAAAGATAAAGGCCCCGGGTTTCTATTCATTAATAAACGAGGAAGAGCTAACTTTAAGAATACACTCTATGCTCAGGGAAGCTGAAAGTAGAGGAATGATCGTTGTTGGTTTGGATAAGGATAAGTGGGATCACCATGTAAGCCGCAAGTGGATCTACACTGCATTCGACCGCATTGGAAAGTTGTTCCAGGTAGACGCATTGCCGAGTTATTATGATAATCTGATTCGTTATTTCATTAACTCAAATATGCTGACACCCGATGGTTTGTTGACAGGAAGGTTAGACAACGTTTCATCTGGTAGTGGCTTCACACTTTGGATTAATGGGTTCATACATTTAATTGTTCTTGCCTATGTCTACTTCGAATTAAACGGAACGTTCGAAGGTTTTGAAGCTGAAGCAAAAGGTGATGATGCAGTCATTATCTTGCGTGAAGACCAGGTTGCTAAATTTGTAGAGATCACTAATACACAAACTGGTATGATTAACAGTCTAGTTAAGCAATGGACTGTTCCTGGAACTACTTCTTTCGCCAAAAAGGTTTATAGATTAGATATTCCTGCTGGCGTACCACCGAGCTCACGAACTGTTAATTCTATGATCTTTCCTGATCAAGGCGTCGATGCTGATGTATGGACGGGCTATTGGGAATCAGCGCGATTGATTTCGCAATGTAGCAATTATTGGGGAACACCCGAGTTTAAAGCTTTGGTAGACTTCGCGATCAAAGGAGATATGTACGGCTTAGGTACAACTACTGATGTTGGAGTAGATGAAATTCTACGACGAGCAGGTGGCCCAGAGATCCTGAACCGCCTTCAAGGTAACGAATCATTTGAGCATATCAAGGGGATAAATTGGAACGACGCAGTAGGCGATCCAACCCTCAATTATTTGCGGAACCTTGAGTCAGAGAACAGATGAAAATCTGCCCCTCGGCGAGCAGGTGGCCCAGA